GCACATGCGTGAACTGACCTTTGGCCGCGCCAAGTGCGGTGTGTCAGGCAATGCCCGTCTGAGTGTTGACCGCGAAGGCGTGAACTTCGAGGTAGATGTTCCCAACTGCGACCTCGGCATCCGTGCCCGCGAGCTGACCAAGGCTGGCGTGTACGACGGTTGTTCTTTCGAGTTCTGGCCAGACCAGTACGACATCGAAGAGCGCGAGGGCAAAGTTCCACTTGTGCGTCATACCAAGTTCCGTGCTATTACGGCACTCACTTTGGGGATGGATCCGGCATACTTGCAGACTTCACTTTCTGCCCGTGAGCTTTGGCGTGAAACGGAATCCGGCAAGCGCGAGGCAGAACTGGAAGAGCAGCAGAAACGTGAAGCCGAAGAGCGAGCTCTCGAAGAGGCTGCACAGCGCGCCCGTGAGCTCCAGCTGATGCGCATGAAAATGACAAAATTTTAGTATTAACTTTTAATATTTACGATTATGACCAAAAAGACAAAGGACGAACTTCAGATTCGTCAGCGTGAAATTCAGGACCGTATGTCCGAGATGAACGACAAGGTTATGTCCGAGAAGCGCGAAAAGTTCACAGAGGACGAGCAGCGCGAATGGAACAACCTCAGTCGTGAGTATGAGATGAACCAGTGCGAAATCACTTCGCAGATGACCGACGAGGAACTGGCCAAGCACCGCGAGGTCGTTTCCAAGGGCGAGCAGCTGCGCGAGTATCTGAAGAACGTGCGCCAGGGTAAGGCCGACCGCGAACTTCTGCTTAAAGCCGCCGACGGTTCAGGTGTAAGCAGCCCCGCCGGTTATATCAACAACTCTGGTGCTATCTCACTGACCATCCACGAGATGATCCCCACCCTGCACGAAGGTCTTGACCTGCCCGCTTCTCTGCGTATCGTGACTGGTGTGACAGGTAACGAGGTGTGGCCTGTGAGCATCAACGACGTGGAGATGGAGGAAGTAGGTGAGGTGGTAGCACTCAGCGACCAGACTCTCGACTTCGCCAACATCACTCCGACCGTTCGCCGCGTTGGTCTGACCGTGCCAGTATCTAACATGGCCATTGACAATGCCGCATTCGACCTGATGGCATTCGTGCAGGCTAAGTTCACTCTCGCTCTCCGCATCTATCTCGCCAAGAAGATTTACTCTCAGGCTGATTGGCAGGGCAACAGAGGCCCGTTTGCTGGTATGACGAAGACTGGCGACATCGAGATTGGTGCCGACTCATACAAGAACATCCTGAAGGCTGTGGCCAAGTTCAGCGACAAGGGATTCTTCGAGGGTGACGTGGTAATCATCATGGATCGTGAGACCGAGGCCGAGCTGAAGGCTACCCCGCTCATCCAGGGTGCTGCCGGTGGTTTCGTCGTACAGAATGGACGTTGCGCTGGCTATCCTTACATCGTGACTCACTATCTGAACACCGAGATCGACTCTACGGGTGCTCTCGTACCAACCGCAAAGAAGTACATCGCATTCGGTTACTTCGAGTGGTTCGCACTCCAGCAGCACGGTGACGTTCGCATGACAATCGATGCAACTTCTCAGGCTGTCGCCAAGAAGAACCTCACCGCCGTGACGTTGAACACCGCTTGGTCTATGACCGACCTGAGCAAGTACATCAACGGTGCCAACAACACCACTCAGGCCTTCGCTCTCTACGAAGTAGTCGAAGAGGAGCCGACCACCGAGTAAAATCTCTCGCTCTCTCATTTTTCTGGGAAGTGGTTTCTTGCCGACGGGCAGCTCCGATGCACGAGCAATAGGTTGTCTGCCCGTCGGTTCCCAGAAGGAGAGGATAAGTAAATACAGATAATAACAGTCACAAAGAAAAGAATGAGCCTGCTCACGGACATCATATTTGTAAAGGCACTACGCGCCGATGAGGAACTGATGGCACAACTGCCCGCTGGTGATGTGTACAACACCGCCATCGCACTGCCGGATGAAGATCTCGACAACGCGCCACTGCCATACATCATCGTCAGTTTTGACGGCCTGACCAACGACGTGGAAACGAAGGATGATCCCTACGAAGGTGACTCCGACAGCGTAACCATCTCCATCGAGATAGCCGCCAAGACACGTCCAGAACTCGGTCAGCTGACAGAAGCTGTGCGCCGACAAGTACATCAGTATTTTATCGATGCCGATCCGACGGATGAAGATGCAGATTTGATTCCACACGACTATCAGTTCTCGGCACAGGCGGTCAATTACGACTCATTAAAGCCGTGTTACTGGCAGGTTCTATCGTATCAATGTGACACAAAATCGGATATATAATGAAAGGCCAGAATCTTAGAATTTTAATCGGCTCGCCCGCTAAGTGCATAGCCTTCTCGACTGGATGCACGTACCATCTGTCTAATAACCTTGAGGATAGTTCCACAAAGGATGACGTAGGTGGCTTCCAGAAGCAGGAGGTGGTTGGCATGGCCGGTGACATCTCATGCGATGCGCTGTATTCTGTCGGCACTGACGCTTCAGCCGTAAACGGCGAGGCTGCTCTGGATTTAGTACTTGCTGGTCAGGAGGTAGATGTGGAGTTTTCTCCCACCGAGGGCGAGAAGAACCGCACAGCCACTGGCACAAAGTACACCTGCAAGGCCATCGTAAACGACATCTCGGTCAATGCGCCGAATCGTCAGAACGTGACCTACACCATCCAGATGCAGATGAACTCAAAACCTGTAAAGGTAACAGATTAATGCCATAAGTTTGAAGTTTAATTTCGCGCCCAGCTCACCATAAGGCGGGCTGGGCGTTTATTTTTTTTAGAAACTATGAACCCAGAAAAAACAATCAAAATCACGCACAAGAATGCAGATGGCAAACTTGAGCAAATAGAAGTAAGGATGCTCTATTGTGCAGCATCAGAGACGGGATTCCAATCACTATCTGGCGAGACGGTTGACGTATTCACACCAGTTTTCGATACAAACGAAAAGGGCGAGGTGTATGTAAAAGAACCACCACGCGCCACCGATATGAATTACATCCAGTTGGCAATCGCCTGCATCGTATCAGCCTATGAGCGCGAAGGAGAGCAGCCCCCCATCGATACTGAAGACATCCTCTACAACGCCACCCGTGAAGAGATCATCCAGATGACCAAGAATGTCGTAGAAATGAGAACAGAGTGGCTCTTCGTGCCTTCCACTGTCAGCGAAGAAATGAAGCCCAACAAAGGAGGAAAAGGAAAAAACGTGCAAACGCCTACGAAACGTTCAAAACGGTCGTAGGCGAGATCGGCATCCCTCGACGGGAATACCTGTACGAAATGCGTTGGTGGGAGATATTGCTCACTATCCAAGGCTATCGCAGGCGAGGCGTACTTCAGTACCAACTGCAACGCATCACGGCCTGGGCATCTGCCTTCTGTATGGGTAATAAGAACAACGTGCAGCCGCAAGATTTTCTACATCTCTATTTCGACGATTATAAGTCGGATGAAGAAGAAGTCAGCGACGACGAAATCGAAAGTATCCGCAAGCAGATTGAGGCAGAAAATGAGGCCAGGGAAAAACAAAAGTAAAGGGGAGGGCGGCACGCATCACCGCCCTCTGTCCTTTTTCATCTTTTCAGAAATCCGATTAAAGTCTTCATGCACACTCTCGGCCATCACCTTTGCGTATCGCTGTGTCTGCCGGATGTTGGTGTGGCCGAGCATCCGCGAAACATTCTCGATTTTTGCACCATTCCTGAGCATCCAGGTGGCGAAGGTGTGACGGGCGAGGTGGGAGTGCAGCGGTATCTTGATGCCGGCACTCATGCCTATCGCCTTCAGCGCACGATTGTAGATATGATTTTCAATCTGCGGAGTCTTCATGCCATATTTCTCCAGCACACGGATGGCTGGCGGCAACAACTGCGATACATACGCCACGCCCGTCTTGATTCTTTCACCGATGTGCGTATATGTGTCGCCATCTTTGCGATACTGGCTGATGTCGAAGGCTTCGGCATCGGAATAGGCCAAACCCGTGTACATCTGAAAAACGAATAGGTCGCGCGATTGGCGCAGCAGATCATCGTTGGGTATCTCCAAATGCTCGATGGCCTGCATCTCATTCTCCGTCAGATACTCGACATTTTCTCGGTCACCCCTCTTAAACTTTCCTCGGAGCAGCTCGTATGGGTTGCGCTCAATCTTTGAGAAGGTCACGGCACGATTGAGGAGGGCCTTCAGACTTCGATGGTATTTGAACACCGCCGAGTCTATCAGCGTCGAGCCATCTTTTTTTTGCCTTTTGTGAAGCCACGCATCGAAGGTGCAGATATTCTCGGCCGTCACATCCTGCCACCGCTGCATCTCACCAAACTCATGCAAACGATGAGCAAGGGTGCGGTATTGTTTCTTGGTGCCATAGGCCACCGTCAACTGCTCGACCTGCTTTTCCACCCATTCCAGGAACTTTGGCTCGGTCGATGCAGCCTCTTTCACCGGCCACACTTTCGCCTTCAGGATTTCCGTGCTGATAGATTCTCCAGCTTTTATGCAGCGGTTCGCCTCCCGATCAACAATCTCATAAATGATGGCCAGCCGCTCATTCAGCACAGGCGCATCAGGGCGATTGACCACCATCCCAGCCTTCCATTCTTTTTCA